CTTAAATGGCAGCAAGAGGTCTTTAAAGACTCTACACGTTTTAAAGTAGTAGCTGCTGGTCGTCGTTGTGGTAAGTCCCGTCTATCTGCTGTCACACTCCTTATTGAGGCTTTAAACTGTCCTGAGGGCTCTAGCGTCATGTACGTAGCTCCTACCCTTGGACAGGCTCGTAGCATTATCTGGGATCTCTTACATGACCTCGGTAGGCCTGTAATTAAATCATCCCATGTTAATAACCTTGAAATCACCCTTATCAATGGCAGGAAGATCCTTGTACGAGGGGCTGATAACCCTGATTCGTTACGAGGTGTGTCTCTTACTTATCTGGTTCTTGATGAATGTGCGTTCATTAAGCAGGATGTATGGGAAAAGATCTTACGTGCTGCTTTGTCAGACAAAAAAGGTAGAGCTTTATTTATCAGTACGCCTAGTGGTCGTAACTGGTTCTATGATACGTTCAAGCTTGGACAGTCGGGTGAGGACGAGGAATGGAAGAGCTGGCACAAGACTACAGCAGATAACGAAACTATTGATCCTAAGGAAATTGAGGCAGCTAAGAGAACATTAAGTTCCTTTGCTTTCAAACAGGAATATCTATCTTCCTTTGATACCTCAGGTGCTGATGTCTTTAAGCAAGAATGGTTTAAGCTAGGTGATGAGCCTCAGTACGGTAGTTACGTAGTGGCTATCGACTTAGCAGGCTTTGAAGAAGTAGCTAAGAATGCAGGAGCCTCTAAGAAACGTCTAGATGAATCTGCCATTGCTATTGCTAAGATTGCAGACAATGGTGACTGGTGGATTGCTAAGATTGTACATGGTCGGTGGGATATCCGAGAGACTGCTGTAAAGATCTTACAGACTATTCGTGACTATGAGCCCATTGCTGTGGGTATTGAGCGAGGAGCATTAAAGAATGCTGTCTTGCCTTACTTGAATGACCTGATGCGTAAGAATAACATCTATGCTCATATTCAAGACTTGACTCATGGTAACAAGAAGAAAACAGATAGGGTTGTCTGGAGTCTTCAAGGTCGCTTAGAGCATGGACGTATCACGTTTAATGAAGATGAAGACTGGAGTGAGTTTGAAGATCAGTTAGTCATGTTCCCTACTGCGGGCGTTCATGATGACTTGGTAGATGCTCTATCCTATGTCGATCAGTTAGCTATCGTATCCTATCAACAGGATTACGAAGAAGATGAATATGAAATCTTAGATCCTATCAGTGGATATTAAGGACGTATATGGCAACTAAAAAGAAAGACCCTCGGCTTGAGAAGGCTGGCGTAGAAGGTTATAACAAACCTAAACGTACTCCCGGACATCCAACTAAAAGTCACGTTGTAGTTGCCAAAGAAGGCGACCAAATCAAGACTATTCGTTTTGGACAACAAGGAGTCTCCGGTTCTCCTGAGTCTGAGGATGAAACAGAAGCTGAACGTAAGCGCCGTGAGAGCTTCAAAGCTCGTCATGCAAAGAACATTGCCAAAGGTAAGATGTCTGCTGCTTACTGGGCTGATAAGGTTAAATGGTGAACTTAATGGAAGACAACAAAGAACAATACGAGTCTTTTGAGGAGCCTACAGAAGCTGAGAAGGAACTCACAGCTTTTGTCGTAGATCACATTACTCGTTGGCGTGACCATCGTGACGCTAACTACATGGATAAGTGGCTTGAGTATGAGCGTATCTTCCGTGGTATCTGGGACCCTCAAGATAAGATGCGAGAGTCTGAGCGTAGTCGGATTATCTCCCCTGCTACTCAGCAAGCTGTAGAGACTCGTCACGCTGAGATAATGGAAGCTATCTTCGGTCAAGGGGACTTCTTTGACATTGAAGACGATATTCGTGATGTCAACGGTAACTCCTTAGATGTTGAAGCTTTACGTGCTCAACTGATGGAAGACTTCAAGAAAGATAAAGTCAAGAAGTCAGTAGATCAGATTGAACTCATGGCTGAGATCTACGGTACAGGTATCGGTGAGATCATCGTCAAGACTGAGAAAGAATACATTCCAGCTACTCAGCCTATTCCCGGTGTTGCAGGTACTGCAGCTATCGGTGTGCAGGAGAAGGAACGTACAGCAGTCAAGATTAAGCCTGTTAATCCTAAGAACTTCCTGATTGATCCTAATGCTGACTCAATTGATGATGCTTTAGGCGTGGCTATTGAAAAGTATGTCTCTATCCACAAGGTTGTTGAAGGTATCGAAAAAGGTATCTATAAGAAAGTGGATATCCATTCTACATACGAAGATACTGAATTAGAGCCTACACAGGATCTTAAGACATATCAGGATGATAAGGTTAAGTTAGTTACTTATTACGGCCTTGTTCCTCGTGAGTACCTCTTAGAAGGTGACGAAGACAAATACGAAGAACTCTTCCCTGAAGGTTCTGAGGCTGATGATTATTGTAACTTAGTAGAAGCTATCATCGTCATTGCTAACGATTCTATGCTGCTTAAGGCTGAAGAGAATCCTTACATGATGAAGGATCGTCCAGTTGTTGCTTATCAAGACGATACTGTTCCCGGACGTTTCTGGGGTCGCGGTACAGTCGAGAAAGCCTACAATATGCAGAAGTCTATTGATGCACAGTTACGAGCTCATTTAGATTCTCTGGCTCTGACAACTGCTCCGATGATCGCTATGGATGCTACTCGCTTGCCTCGTGGGGCTAAGTTTGAGATTCGTCCCGGTAAAGCTATCCTCACTAACGGCAATCCTAACGAAATCCTCTCTCCATTCCACTTTGGACAGACTGACGGGAATGCTGCTGCTACAGCTCAGAACTTTGAGCGTATGCTTCTGCAGGCCACAGGTACGGTAGATAGTGCTGGAATGCCCTCTAATGTGCCTCGTGACGCTACCGCAGGTGGTATGTCTATGGCTATGGCTGGAATTATCAAGAAGTATAAACGTACTCTGACTAATTTCCAAGAAGATTTCATGGTTCCGTTCATTTACAAAGCTGCTTATCGTTATATGCAGTTTGATTCTGAGCGTTATCCTACTGTAGACATGAATTTTGTCCCTACAGCTACTCTGGGTATCCTTGCTCGTGAGTTTGAACAGCAACAATTAATTGGTTTACTGCAGACTTTAGGGCCGAATACGCCTGTCTTGCCTCTGATTCTTAAGGGAATCTTACAGAATAGCTCCTTAACTAACCGTGCAGAGCTTATTCAGACGCTTGAACAGATGTCTCAGCCTAATCCTGAAGCTCAGCAAGCTCAGATGATGCAGCAACAAGCTCAAATGGCTCTGTTACAGGCTCAAATTGCTGATTTACAGGCTAAAGCTCAGAAAGCATCCGCTGAAGCTCAACAGACAATGGTTGAAACTCAGTTAATGCCTGAAAAGATGAAGATTGATGTTATTCAGTCTGCTGCAACTAACCTCGATAATGGTGATGACTTTGAAAAGCGTATCAAATTAGCTGATGTGCTGCTCAAAGAAAAACAAATCAATCTGAAAGCTCAAGACATTGCCTCTAACGAGCGCATTGCAGCTCTTCAGATGATTAATAAACAATCTAAACAATAATATGTGGAAGGAGTTCTCCTGATGGACAAAGAACTTCAAGAATATTACGAGAATGCTTTTGATATGATGGCTTCTAAGGGGTGGAAAGACCTCTTAGAAGACTTCGATAAGTTAAAAACAAATATCAATAACGTTACATTGACTACGGACACACACGATTTATTTTTCCGTAAAGGTCAACTAGACATATTGGATTTGATTTTAAAGCGCAAGGAAGCGTGTGAAAAAGTCTATGAGGATCTAACAAATGGCTAAAAGGTTATTTGATTTTTTCTGTGACGATGCTCACGTGACTGAAGCGTTAAGAGATGACAGCGTTCGGACTATTAGTTGTCCGATTTGTGGTAAGGATGCTGTCAGGGCTGTGTCTGCGCCTAGCATTAAATTGGAAGGCTTCACCGGTGCTTTCCCTGATGCTTATGATCGTTGGACACGTGTAAGGGCTGAAAAGCTCAAACAAGAACAGAAACAGAACTCCTGAGTTAGGAACAACTCTGAATCTATTATAAAGGCTCCTAGAACTCGCTAATAACGAGCAGGAGAAGGTAGGTATGGCTCTTATTGAAAATACAGATGAACTGACTAATTTGAGTGAATTAGAAGCAGTTGAACAGATTGAAAATAATAACAACAATCCAACACCTGAAGTTGAAGACAGTGCTCCTGTGATCCCTGAAAAGTACAAGGGTAAATCACTTGAAGATATTGTTAAGATGCACCAAGAAGCTGAAAAGCTCATTGGTAAGCAGGCTCAGGAAGTTGGAGAGGTTCGACGCTTAGCTGATGAACTCATTAAGCAACAACTCTCTAGTAAACAACCAAGTACGCCTCCAAAAGAAGAAACACAAGAGATTGACTTCTTTGAAGATCCCAAGACTGCTGTTCAAAAAGCAGTTGCTGAACATCCTGATGTAATTGCTGCTCGTAAAGCTACTATGCAGTTTAAACAGATGCAGACACAACAGGCACTTCAGCAGAAACATCCTGACTTTAAGGATATTGTTCAAGATGGTGAATTCATTGAGTGGGTCAAAGCATCTCCTATTCGTCTGAATATGTTTGCTCTGGCTGACGCTCAGTATGACTTCAACGCTGCTGACGAACTGCTCTCTACGTTCAAGCAGATCCGTACTGTTAAGTCTAAAGAAACTGTGGAAGCTGGTCAACAGGCCCGTAAACAGAATCTTAAAGCTGCAGCAGTGGATGTGTCTGGAACAGGTGAGTCCTCCAAGAAAGTCTATCGCCGTGCCGACCTTATCCGGCTACGCATGACAGATCCCTCGCGTTATGATGCCTTACAAGATGAAATCATGGCAGCATACGCTGAAGGGCGAGTAAAGTGACGCAAGTCACGTAAATAAGTTTTATTAATCATTAAATCTAAGGAGATTTTAAAATGGGTTTAGGCACTAATCACGTCACTACTACGACTTCCGCAACGTTCATTCCGGAAGTTTGGAGTGATGAAATCATTGCAGCTTACAAGAAGAATCTGGTTGCTGCTAACCTCGTCAAGAAGATGAACTTCAAGGGCAAGAAAGGTGACACCGTTCACATTCCCGCTCCCACTCGTGGCGATGCCTCTGCTAAGGCTGCTTCGACTCAAGTGACTCTGATTGCTGCTACCGAGTCTGAGAAGACCGTGAGCATCAACCAACACTGGGAATACAGCCGTCTGATCGAAGACATCGTGGAAGCTCAAGCTCTGGCTTCGCTGCGTCAGTTCTACACTGATGACGCTGGCTACGCTCTGGCTAAGAAAGTTGACTCCGTTCTGGTGCAACTGGGCCGTAAGGCTAACGGTGGTGACGGCACTGCTGGCTACACTGGTGCTTACTCGGGTGCTGACGGTACTACCGCCTACACCGGCACCGCTGGCGCTCTGACCGATGCTGCTATTCGTCGTAGCATTCAGCGTCTGGACGACAACGATGTTCCTATGGACGGTCGTTTCCTGATCGTTCCTCCGAGCACTCGTAACACTCTGATGGGTATCGCTCGTTTCACCGAGCAAGCCTTCGTGGGTGAGACCGGCTCTGGCAACACGATCCGTAACGGTGAAGTTGGTAACGTGTACGGCATCCCCGTGTTCGTGACGACCAATGCTGACACCGCTACCGATGGTGACCGTATCTGCCTGCTGGCTCATAAGGACTTCGCTGTTCTGGTTGAGCAGATGGGTGTGCGTACTCAGACTCAGTACAAACAAGAATACCTCGGTACTCTGTTCACTGCTGACGTGCTGTTCGGTGCTGACGAGCTGCGTGACGGTTCTGCCGTTGCTCTGGCTGTCCCGGCCTAATAGTAACTAAGGAGGGCCCTTCGGGGCTCTTCTTTCAAGTTATATTTTTATAGTGTACCTTGGAAGGAGAATACACAAATGGTTCGATTTAAATGTAATCAATCTGGTAATATCTTTGAGTTTCACAATGAGCATGACATTAAGACAATGCGTACTCACCCTGAATACGAAGAAGTGCAAGTAGAAGTACTTCCAGTTTCAGAAGCTCCTAAGAAAGTTGGTAGGCCTGCCAAAGTTAAAGAGGAAGAATAACAATCATGCGTCAAGTATCAGTAGGGACAAATTTAGTAGCCGACACAAAGACAACGATTTATACAGTTCCTACTGGCTATTATGCTAAATGGAATCTATGTTACATTGTTAATAATACAGGTAATAACAAAACAGTCAGTTCTTGGTGGTATGATAAGTCTGCTAATGAAGAGTATGCTATTGTTAGTGGTTATGTATTAAGTCCTACACAGTTCTTAAAGTTTGACGGAGGCGCTTATGTTGTCCTTGAAGAAGGCGATCAAGTACGTCTTAAATCTGAACTTGGTTCTACGATGGCTGCTATCAATACGTTTGAGTTGATTAGGAAGGCTTGATATTATGAGCGATTTTGATGCTTGGATTGATTGGGATGCTGCTGCAAGAGCGGCGCAAGCTGAACAGGCGGCTAGGGAGCAAGCTGAGATAAATGAAGTTCTTGCAAGGGTTACTCCAACTAAAAATTTAGGAAAAATAGAAGGACTTCCTTCTAATCCACTTGACCCAAGTACTGCATCATTAAACTACAAACAAGGTGCATATTCCTATGATGGCTATTGGGGGCAACCTATCTGGTCGCAAGGAAACATTATTGGATATGACTTTGTAAAACATGACATTACTCCGGGGATGATGTCTGTCATTACAACAGACACACAAGGCAATATCGCTAATACTCAACTTGGACCAGAAGGGGAAGGTATTTCATTCAGAGATGCTATTTCTATGGCTGCTCCTTATATTTCTTTAGCTGTTCCCGGATTAGGTACGGCTATTGGATCTGCTTTAGGTGCTTCAGGGGCTGCAGCATCTGCGATAGGATCAGGATTAATTGGAGGTACTTTAGCTGAGGCTCAAGGAGGAGATTTCCTCAAAGGTGCTTTAACAGGGGCTGCAGGATCTTTAGCTGCTCCTATCTCAGGAGGTATCTCTGAAGCTGTCGGAGGAGGTACTTTAGGTAACGTTATAGGTCAATCAGCTACTTCTGCAGGTATGGCTGCTTTGACAGGTGGCGATGTTGAACAAGCTGCTTTGATGGGTGCTCTTACAG